CTCTATCGATGTGGATCGTGTCAGTGGGACGAGGGTATTGAGCGCATTGGCTGGCAGTATTACCAGAACCAATCCCTTTTCTTTTTTCTCGGATATTGACGACAGGCATACGCTCAACATCAAGGACAAGAATGCTATGGAGGTCTTGGCAAAAGACAAGCACTCTATCCTTGGTCAGTGGGGCGGAGATATGGTGCGAAATGGCTACAATTTACGCTTGTTAAAAAATGGCGGTTCTGAAAATGAATCGCTTTTTATGTACAAGAAAAACCTGTCTAGATATCAGCATAAGACCTCTACCAAATCGCTGAAAACTCGGATAACCTTTAAAACAACCGTTAAAGGCGAGGGAGAAAAGGCACCTGACGTCGATTACGTAGTGGTGATTGATAGTCCCTTGCTTGGGAAATATAGCCAAATCTATGAAGCAGTGGTTGAGGTCAATGACCAGAACGTCAAAGACCAAGCTAGCTTGATTGAATACGGTAAGCAGTATTTTCGGACGAGTATGTGCGACATGCTGGAAGATAATCTTGAAATATCGGTTGTCGGCCAGAGTGATGTTGCAGTTCGGATGTTCGATGTGGTCAGTATCTATCATGAGTGGTATGGTCTTGATGTTCGTAAAAAAATCACGAAATACACCTATTCGCCAATGGCAAAACGTCTGAAATCGATAGGTTTTGGGACGTTCCAGTCCAGTCTGGCGAATGCGATCGGTGGGATTGTAAATGATGCCGTTCTAAATGAAAGCCGAAATCTGCATAAGATTTTTGAAGAACGTTTGAAAAAGGAAATTGCCAACGCTGACCGTGCGTTTGATGCTGAATTTGCCAAGCGTGAGAAAGATATTACGGACGGTATCGAACTTGCCAAGGCTAAGGCGGAAGAAGTCAAGCAAGAACTATCTGATACTATCAATCAGCGCTTCAACAGCTTTGACAACGGCCCATTACAAGAAGTCAAGCGCAGGGCTGAAGAAGCCTTGAGGAACGCTGGCGCAAGCAGCTTGCTTGCTCAGGAAGCTAAACGGATTGGGTTAGATTCTGTTGCCAAGCTTGAAGCATTCAAGGCGCAGACTACGAGCGCTCAGACAGCCCTATCGGGCGATTTGGACGCTCTGAAACGAACTATCGCTAATGATATTCGACCGAAGCAGGCGCAGGCTGAAGCTGAGATTGCCAAGCAAGTTGAAGCGCTGATCCAGACAAAAAAAGAGCTGGCTGGTGTGAAGTCAGCGCAAGCGACGTATGAAGAGACGACGACTCGCAGACTGTCAGAACTGACCAACTTGGCAAATGGTAAAGCCAGCAAATCTGAGCTTGTGCAGACAGCTGAGGAGCTGGCTAGTCGGATAGCGAGTGTGAGGGTCGGTGGTAGAAACTATTATCGAGATTCTGAGAAGGTTCGAACAAGTACGCGTTTCTTCTCGTTTCCTTTACATCCATACTTTACCCAAGAAAATGTCGGAGAAACTTGGACTTTATCGTTTGATTTAAAAATCAACGAAGGTGGTGAGATTCGTTCTCTGCATTTTTATCATTATCAAAATAACCGCTTCGGTCTGAAAGCTAGTGCAGACATTACCCCTTCAAAAGAATGGCAACGGTTCACATTCACAGGTCCAGTTATCTTTCCGAACGATGACCCCCGCTATGCAAGAGGCGAGATGGCCTTGTATGACTATGGTGGAAACAATAACTATTCCGTTCGTAGAATTAAACTTGAGAAAGGCAATGTCGCGACAGATTGGAGCCCAGCAATCGAAGACACTGATGGTAAGATTTCAGCTGTTGAGTCTAACTTTAAGCAACGCGCTGATGCACTTGAAGCTGGTGTGAGAAGTCTGACTGAAGGATTGAGAACTAAAGCGGATATCAGTGCACTCAACGTGACTGCTGAGAATATCAGGCAGTCTGTGAAGAGTCTTGAGACAGACACGCAGAACAAGCTGGATCAGAAATTGAGTCAGGCTGAATTTGAGGTGCGGGCTGGTTCTATCCGTCAGGAAATCCTGAACTCAACCAAGGACAAGGCGGATAAGACTTTAGTTGTTGCCGAAGCTGGGAAATTGCGAGAAGAATTTTCAAACTTACGGGTCGGCGGCAAAAACTACTATCGAGACTCTGAGAAGATTCGAACAAGTACTCGTTTCTTCTCGTTCCCTCTACATTCATATCTTTCACAAGAAAATGTCGGAGAAACTTGGACTTTATCGTTTGATTTAAAAATCAATGAAGGTGGAGAAATTCGCCCTCTGCATTTTTATCATTACCAAAATAACCGCTTCGGTCTGAAAACTAGTGCAGACATTACCCCTTCAAAAGAATGGCAACGGTTCACATTCACAGGTCCAGTTATCTTCCCAAATGATGACACTCGTTACTCGAGGGGAGAGATGGCCTTGTATGACTACGGTGGAAATAATAATTATTCTGTGCGTAGGATTAAGCTTGAGAAAGGCACTCTAGCTACTGATTGGAGTCCAGCAATCGAAGACACTGAGGGCCTCATCACAGAAGCTAAGGCTACTTTTGAGCGGACAGCTCAGGGCTTGCGGACTGACTTATCAGCTATTCAGGAATATGTCAACAAAGATGGTCAGCGACAGGAAGCTCTACAGCGTTACACTCGCGAAGAGAGTGCTAAACAAGCGACGGCTGTACGTGAGCTAGTTGAGAAGGACTATGTAGGCAAAACGACTTATCAAGAAGATGTGAAGGGTATCAATCAGAAGATTGAAGCTGTTAAAACTAGTGCGAATAAAGACATCGCTAGTCAAATCGCTAGCTATCGTCAATCTGTAGATGGTAAGTTCACGGATATTTCAAGTCAGATAACTACTTATAAGCAAGATGTGGGCGGTCAAATCAGTGGTCTATCAAATAGACTTACAAGCAGTGAGCAAGGCACTACTACTCAGATTTCAAATCTTTCAAATCGGATAAACAGTAACAAACAAGGCACAGATAATCAGATTTCAAGTTTAAAGACTCAGGTCGCTACAAACAAGGATAATGCTGACAGCCAATTTGCGAATGTGACCAATCAACTAGCACAAAAAGTAGAGACTACTGACTTCCAGCGTGTCAAAGAAACCAGTCAGCTTTATGAGCGGATTTTAGGCAATACTGAAAACGGGATTGCGGATAAGGTTGCTCGCATGGCCATGACCAATCAGCTATTTCAGGTTGAGGTGGCAAAAAATGAAGGTCTGAAAACTGTTCAAAGACAACTTGCTGACTCATGGTCCGTTCAGAACATCAATTCAGCTGGAGATATCATTTCTGGAATCAATCTAGGTGCTACCGGGCACAACCGTATCACTGGTAAACTGACCCATATCACTGGAGAAACCTTGATTGACAACGCAGTTATTAAGTCTGCTATGGTTGATAAGCTGAAAACGGCAAATTTTGAATCTGGTTCCGTCACGACTAAGATATTAGACGCTGAAGCGGTCACGGCTGATAAAGTGAGATTTGATAATGCGTTTATTAGGAAAATGATTACAAATGAAGCATTTATTGACCAACTAACTTCTAAACAAATTTTTGCGACCAAAGTCGAGTCAGTCGTTTCTAGATCAACATTCCTGGAAGCCTATCAAGGAAGGATTGGTGGATTCACTATTGGGCGTTTTGACCAAGGAAGAGGTCGCTGGATTTCTGGTATCAACCAATTCTCAGTTGGCATGGGGAATGGTGAAGGAGGAAGCTACAATGGCGAAAATACTGCATTTTGGGCGAATTGGGGGTACAGTTGGAACTATCCTGGTCCCAATGCCTGGTATGTAACAACATCAGGAAATATGTATTGCCGAAACGGAGCGGATTTTCACGGGAAGGTCGACTTTTCGAATAGATCAACAGTGAATTTTTATAGTCAACCGTCGTTTTCAAATGGAGCAGTGATAAATGGTAGTTTGAGGGTGTCTGGTCGTATTACCTACAGTGGCGGCGAGTGGCTTTACTCACCTATATACAACAAATTATGGAAAGATAATTCACAAGGCGGTGAGTGGCTATATTTGGATAGGCAAGGTAATAGTGGTAGAGACTGGATTGAGATGAATAAAAGAATCTCAGACCGTCGTTATAAATCCAATATTCAAGATAGTCAAGTTTCTGGTCTAGATGCTATCAATAATTTAAAAACATACAGCTATCGCAAAGAATACGATGGAAAAATAGAAGATATCGCTTGCGGTATCATGGCTCAAGATGTCCAGAAATATGCCCCTGAAGCATTTTTTGAAAACCCTGATGGTGCATACTCATATCGCACATTTGAATTGGTGCCTTACTTAATCAAGGCCATCCAAGAATTAAACCAAAAAATAGAAAAAATGGAGAAAACAATAGCATGAATAACAACATGGACGCAGTAGTGCATCAGTTAACACTTGATTCGCTGACTGAAAAGCTGGCAGTCAGTGAGCAAGCATCAGCTAAGAATGAGGCTCTTTATTTGTATGCAGCAAGCGAATTACACACGATGAAAAAGGTCATAGAATATGACCCAGCTCTAAAAGAGTTATTTGAAGAAGTGAAAGGAAGCATGACAAATGGCAATTAATAATTATGAACTAGCAAGCAAACCTTATACACGAGGATTTGGAGATAATATCAAGACAGTAGTTGAAATTCGTTTATCAGAAGGCAATCGTTACAGTACGAACATGCGTGAGCTTGTAGGAGATCGCACAAGTGAACCAGAAGATGTCTTGATTCAAGATGTATTGGATATTCTAAAAGCCGAGCTAGATCCAGGTAGTGCCATCGTTAAAACACAGGCGCAGCTTGAACAGGCTAATCAGAAGATTGCGCAAAACGAGAGTGAACAGAACAAGCTTGCAGCTCTTATTAAGCAGACCGAAGAGAATTCGAAGGTAAATCAGAAGGTCATCCATGTTCTTGTGTTGAACTCTGTCATGAGCAAGAATATTGGTTATGGAACGACCTACAAAGAGCTAGTTGAGTTGATTCCACTAGCTGAAGTTGGTAAGACTTACTTACCACATGACTTGATTACCATTGAAGACCCTGAACACGTAGAGGTCAATGGTGAAGGGAAGCGCATCTTGGTTCAACTTAACAAGGAATTTACCTATAATGGTGAGCCTGTCAGCGCATTTGTGACAAATGGTACTTTGGAACAAAACGGAACGGGTGTCGCTTGGAAATTTGAAGGGAAAGAGTAGGAGGTGTGTATGCCAGGATATGAACGATTTCTCGTACAGATCTTCATCACCCTTATCCCTGTGATTGGTCTTTATTTTTCGATGAAAGATAAAGCAACCAAACAAGAGAATCGTCTTACGGTTTTAGAGAAAGATATCGAAAATCTGAACGAATTCAAGACATCAGCCAACAAGCGGCTCGATAACCACGATGAACAGAATAAGGCTATCTTAGTACTAGCTGAGCAAGTAAAATCACTTGGTGAAGACGTAAGAGAGCTTAAAAATTTAATTCAAAATAAACAATAAAAGGAGAAATGCACATGATTAACTGGAAATTACGATTAC